GCTCCAGTCGATGCGATGTTGCTCGTGTTAGTCGATATGTTACTAGCGTTCGTCGCAGCGGCAGCAGCGTTCGTGGCTCCAGTTGATGCGATGTTGCTCGTGTTAGTCGATATATTGCTAGCGTTCGTCGCAGCAGCAGCAGCGTTCGTGGCTCCAGTTGATGCGATGTTGCTCGTGTTAGTCGATATATTGCTAGCGTTCGTCGCAGCAGAAGCAGCGTTGGTTGCTCCGGTATTAGCAATGCTAGTTGCGATCACTCCTGTTGGGTATCCTGTTGCATCGCTTAGGTTGAATGCCGGAGTTGCATCAGAACCACCTAGACTTAGAGTTACTCCACCATAACTAACAGTAGAGTTAGCGAGATCAGCATTTAGTACAGACCCATTTACTATCATAGTACTGTCGATACCACTGACGTTTATAGCGTTGCCTACTAACTGCAGTCCTGTGCCAGCTGTCGGGATGTAAAGACCTGAAGCCTTTATGGTATTTATGGTACTTAGATTGGTACTTATATTGCTAGAGTTTGTAGCGGCTGCTGATGCATTAGTTGCGCCAGTTGATGCGATATTACTAGTATTGGTAGATATGTTTCCGGCGTTTGTTGCGGCGGCAGAAGCATTTGTAGCGCCCGTAGACGCAAGATTGCTAACGGTTGCATAGGAGGACAAGTCTTGGTCTGTGCCACTAATCGTGAATACATTAGGACTTCCACTTGCTAAGGTTACTGTAGTATTTCCAGCTCCTGTTATTCTAACCTGATTATTATTTTCAACATTAGAAGTATTGGCACCGTCGCTTGCAACCCATTGTGTATATGAGCTTTCTGATGAAGGAGTATTAACTAAGAAAGTATTAGTTCCAGTATTATATGATACCGTAGTAGCTCCTCCGCCTGACCAAATAACAGTTCCACCACTAGGAACCGCCTCTCCACTTACTCCGTCTGAAACAGTGAAACTATAAGAGCCGCCTCCTCCTCCAGCGCCGCTTCCAACTCCAGTCACTTCTGCATATCCTAAGCCAGTAACATGCCCATATGTATCTAGCTTAACACTTGTTATAAAGTTATTAGGAGTTACAGTCACGCTACCCGCTGATGATGTATCATCATGACTAACTACAAACTTATTAGGTGTTCCAGCAGTAAGATTTACGGATACTCCTGAAGCTCCAGAAACTGTTAATGAATCTCCTTGCGACAGAGTAACTCCTGTGGATGACGCTCCATACACACCTGTAGCGTTCCAAGTGTAAATGTTATTATTTATTTTGGTATTTAAGTCTCCACTGACAGTTCCTACATAAGATGTAGTAGCGTAAGAAGATAGGTCTTGATCGGCGCCACTGACAGTCACTATTCTGTCATCTGATCCTCCTAAACTGACGGAGACATTACCTGCGCCAGTTATCTGGACCGTTTCTGTGCTGTCGATATTTGTAGTAGTAGAGGAGTCTCCTTTTAACGTCCAGTACTGATAGTTATCTTTAGAAGCTATCGCTGCTGCATTTGTTGCCCCAGTAGCTGCTATTTGGCTGACAAGAGTGCTCCCAGTTGAAGCAATGTTGCTTGTATTGGATGATATGCTAGAGGTGTTGGCTGTAATTCCACTAGCGTTAGTAGCTCCTGTTGCAGCTATGTTGCTAGTATTGCTAGATATGCTAGAAGTATTAGATGTTATTCCTGATGCATTTGTAGCGCCAGTAGAAGCTATATTTGAGGTGTTACTAGATATGCTTGCAGTATTAGCTGATATGCCAGAAGCATTTGTGAAACCAGTTGAGGCAATATTTGATGTATTAGATGATATAGCGGCTGCATTTGTAGCGCCTGTTGATGCTATATTACTTGTGTTGGTAGATATATTAGATGTATTACTAGAAATAGCCGAAGCGTTTGTCGCTCCAGTCGATGCTATAGCTGATGTATTCGACGATATATTAGATGTATTATTTATTATAGCTGCGGCATTGGTAGCGCCGGTAGCTGCTAAGTTGCTTGTTGTAGCATAAGAAGATAAGTCTGCAGATGCTCCACTAACGGTAACGACATTTGGAGACCCACTTGAGACGGAGACTGTTACTTCACCAGCTCCAGTTATTTTTACATTTCCACTACTAGATACATTGGATGTGTTTGAGCCATCTGTGACTGTCCAGAAATCATAAGATGAACCTGCAGAAGATGAAGCTGTTGTTTGTGTTGTGCCGTCGCTAAATACTATTCCAGTAGCGCCTAAAGAAACTCCAGTTACAGACACTACATTCGCGCTATCAGAGAATACTGCTTTTTCTGCTGGGTAAGTAACAAATACCAAACCGCTTCCACCAAGCGAGACTGGATTGTTTGAATTGCTACTAGAAAATATAGTATCTCTAGAAAGGGTATTCCCGCTATATGTACCGAGCCCTACCTCAAACTTGTTGGGCGATTCTTCTATAGCATAATATGTCTGTGTGTTGTCACCAAGAACTGAAAAATCTTGGAAGCCGCTAGTTGAATATGAGACATGTAATGTTACTGTGCCTGAGCCAGTAGTATTAGTCCCTTGCTTTATTCGGTCTTTTATATTTATTGCCACAATAGACTCCCTAGATTATTAAAAAAAGCCGCCCTCAGCAACGCTAAGGTCACTAAAGGCGACTTGTCAGAAACTCAAGTCGAGAATATCTTAGAATGCTCCAAGAAGAACTCGTCTGTTGTCGAGAACAGCGAAGCCATGTTCAGCCCAACCGTACATACCAGCGCGTTTCTGTCTATGAAGAGTATCGTCTTCAAAGATCTGAACTTCTTGGCGTACAGGCATGACAAAGCTGTCGTTGCTTGCAAGGTCAAGACCAACTACAATTTCTTTCTTAGAACCCGGAAGCGTACCGCCGAGATCTGTAGAGTAGTAGTTTTGATATTCTTGGCCTTCTCCAAGTTCATCAAGGTCATGAAGATTTACTTGGAAGATTCTGGTCAAGAGACCACCTTCACGAGTAATCAATTCACGACGAGTGATGTCGTCTACTTCATCTACACCCCAGTTTCGAATGTCTTCAAGACCTTCTGGACTGAGATAAAGATCTGTCAATTGACCACGATTGATAGAAGAGCTGTTTCCACCACCGTTACGTCTCATGATAGTTTTCATAAGAGAAACAAGTCTCTTACTGAAGTAGCCTGCTGAAGCATCAGCATCATAAACTAAGATGTTTCTGTCAACACCAGCACTGATAATTGTGTGCCAGCCGTCGTCATTCATCTTCTTAGTAAATTGACCTTGCAGAACGTCCATTGCACGTCCAACAACGTCCCAACGAGCGTCACGAGCATACTTCAACAAGAAGTCGATAGATGCACCAACGTCATAAGTTGGAACCATTACGTAGTCACCCTCAACGTGTCGTTCAGGAATTCTACCATGGTTAGGGATGGTATAGGCTACGAAATCGCTTTCTGTGCCGGGTGCAAGAAAGTCCAGAGGAAATTCTGCGCTAGCTCCGGGAGCAAGACGGACGGCTTCGTAGACACCATCAAGGATATCGCCACTCATAACTCCTTTACGAAGAGGAATCTCAAGAGCTTTAGCAAGTTCTGCAGTTGCTCCCAAGGACTCATCTTTGACTAATGAACCGGCTTGGCGTAAGACCTGATTCATTTCAGGAGTTGGATCAAATAACTTTCTAGTCATTTCAGTTTTTCTCCTTATACGATGTTAATTTCTACTTTAGCATATCCATCAGCATCTGTCTTAGACAGGAAGCGTCCGATTTGCGTAGTATTAGCGCCACCGCCAGTAGTGGTGATTTTAGCATCATTATCAAAATAAGCCTTTGCACCAGCTGCTGGGGTACCAGCTACGTTATCAGTTACAACAGTACCTCGACGAAGGATAAGAACTTTACTGCCCTTTTGTACTTCATCTTTGGCAAAATTAATGTGTTGACGTGTTAGATCAAGATCTACAACGTCATTTAATAGCAATCCAGCGGGCGAATCTCCAGAGCCAGTGGCTACAATAACCAAGGCTGCTGAATCATCCATTGCTGCTCCAGAACCTTCGGAACTAGTACTGTGGGTAACAATTTGCCCACGAGTAGCAGTTTCGTTCATGAAGAAACTAAGGTCTGTGAGATGCTCGACTCTATCAGGTTTAAGTGCCATTTAGAAATCTCCTTTACTCATTATTAAAAACATAGGAATCAACCCAATCACGAAGACTAGCACGAGTCTGTTCTGCTTCATCTACTTCTTCTTCTTCGGAAGCAACTGACAAGTCAGCTTCTTCTTCAACGGAAGCAGTTTCGAGAACTTCTTCTGCTAATTCTTCTGCTTCAGCCTCAGCTTCTTCAGATGCTTCAGCGTCAGCTGGATCACCTTCTTCTTCGGCTTCGTCATCGCCTTCTGCTGCTTCAGTTTCGTCAACTTCATCAACTTCTGGTTTGACGCTGGCAATTGTAGCTACAACTTCACTAAATTGCTCATCTGTAAGAGATGCAAAAGTTTCAAGCTTGGCTTCAACCTGATCTTCAGCAATACCTGCTTCGATTAAGGCGGCGGCTCTCGCGTTTCGCTTTTCCTTCTCTTCCATTTCTGCGATTGCGGCTTCTGCTGCATCTTTAGCTTCGGTTAACTCAGCAATTGTAGCTTCGAGAGCTTCAATTTTTTCTGCGTCTTCTTTAGCCAATTCTTTAGCTTGTGCCACGGCTTCGCTCAAAGATTCAACCGTCTGATTTAATTCAGCGGCTTCAGCTTCAAGCTTTTCAACGTTAGCCTTAGAAACTTTTTCAGACAACTCTTTAACTTCAGCTTGTGAAGTTGCAAGAGCTTCTTTAAGTTCTTTGACTTGCTCGTTTAAGAAATCGCTTGTCATAAGAATCTCCTCTTCGGAACCTGCGTTAGAAAGAATATTTTGTTCTACTCTAACTGATACACCATTATTTTTAGAAAACAGGTTTTTTGCTACTGAAGCACCGGCAAAATCAAAAATCTCATCATTATCAAAGATGACACTTTCTGGATTAGCTGGCTTTTCAACAAAACCCTTTCCTGAAAACGTTATGTTTCTCAACATCCTGCCTACTTTATGATCTTGATATTCTCCTGTTCCGCCATATGATCTCAAATGTTTTGTGAGAAACGCAGTTTCTTCGTTTCTAGCAACAATATGTTTGTTACCATCTGGAGCTTGAACAGCATAATCAAAACCTCTGAATATGCATTCCATCGAGACGAACATTTCACCATGTTCGATTTTTCTTATTAATTCTTCTGCCCTTGCTTTGTATTCAGGATCTTGCCACTGTCTATAGATAACAGAAGAAACCAGTATATGCATTTTGTTTGGAAGGTCTTCCATTGCAGAGCTTTCGTCGATAAGATTGAACTCATCATCTACAGGCCAGCTTGAAATTATACTTCCAATAATTTTCTTTTCATCGTGCTCTAGATTTGCAGGTTTATACTGCGGAGTTTTTCTAGCAGCCCATACTTCATCATTCCCAAAGACATCATCATTTCTATTCCAAGAAGATGTAACTAGGATTGAGTATGTATGGTATACATCATCATCTTCTGTTCCGGCTATAGAAAGGAACTCAGAAGCATTTGATTTAAAGGAATCAAGTACTGATGATTTAATTTTATCTGTTGGATATAGTGGCGACGCGTAAGCTATAGAGGCGTTACTAGTTATTTGCTCCTCTAGGCCGGCGTCTTTTTCTAATTGGTATATAATTATATTGCTCATTGATCACCTCTCTATTAAATTACACCAATAGCCCATTTTTCTCTACGAAATAGGTATAATAAGAAGCACGTATGCTTCTAATCTCGTCGATGCTTAGGCGTTCATCAGAATCTTCAGATGCTTGAGAAATCCACTGTTCACATTCATTATGTATTCCCTTCTGTTTTAGTCCAGACTTTATAGCCTTAGCTATTGACATCTGATCTACCTTGGAATTCGGTTCTAGTGAGCACAGTATCTCGAATTTGATCTTCTCTGCTTCTTGTGTCTGCTCTGAGCTTAGGCTTCTCATGTTCTTTTTATCGAATCTTCCAAGAATGATAGGATTGACAGTTCTTGATATCTTGGCTTGAGCTTTCTTAGCCCATAACTCAGTAGTTGCCTTGATAGCTGGTTTGAATGTTCTTCTTTCTCTTGGCATCTCATCAGTAGAGTTTTTAGGTCTTCCGGGCTCTCCGGGAGATGTATTGTCCTCTATCTTTGGCTCTGTAGGTTTCGGTTTTGACCTCATTTCCAGACCAGTCTTTTCATCAGGACTCTTCGGATCAAGCTTAAGTCCTACTTGAGAAGGAGAAGCCACTCCTGTTTGTAAAGCAATCTTCTCTAATGAGAAATCTTTATCTACAGCATGATATGGGCTTACCTTTTCTTGCATCTTACCTTTATCTCTTTTCTTTGTCTCGTTAGCAATTCTCTTTTCTTCGATTCCCGGCTTAGCCTTGATCTGGCGCTGGACAAATTCATCACTAATGATATTTCTATCTGCAAGATTAATCATAAGCTGCATCATGGAAGTTGGGTCATCTAACTGCATGAAGTCAAACTCGACTTGTGCTGGCTGTCTGAAACCCATTGACTTCTGTATTGCTTTTACTTGGTAATTCCAAAATTCAATAAGGATGGATCTTACATAATTAAGTCTCTCGGTTAGAGTTTTAAGAGATATAAAATTATTAGTAGTTCCATTAGCTCCAAATGTTCCAGTTAGTGTTGGAGGTATCCCAAGGCATGAGTAAATAGACATCAGTGTAGGTCTGTACTTTTCTTCTCCTAAGAATCTTTGAACATCTGTTCCAGTCTCAATTAACTCAATATCAGGACCCCAAACAATGTCCATTGTTCCTCCACCCGTGTTTGCCCCTAGTATGCTACCAAGAGCAGATGCTGCAGTAGGTGTTGGTGCAAGCTTGTGATCTAAGCTACCAAGCTTCCAAACTCTAATCTTGTTAACAGCACCATCTAAAGCTGCCTTATCAGCTAACTTAAGTTTTTCGTATAAAATAAGGTCGTCGAAGCAGGCATATGTCATTGGATCTGCCCAAGTCTGCCAATCGTCTTTCTTGTAGAAGTATGTGAATGTTTTTTCGGGAGGAAGCAATATTCCTTTGCCCGCATTACCACTTTCTAACAACTCTTTAGGAATGCTCTTTAGCATTTCCTTCTCTTCGCGACCTCCAGTATTTTTTATTTTGTTTAGATCTCTCTTTAGGTCTTTTGGTATATCCATTCTATAAAGATATTCCCCAGACATAGTTGCTAGAGGTCCACCAACAACATTTAATAACAATGGATCTAAGAATACATACTGCCAAGGAAGCTCACCCTTCCTGAATAGATTCTCTGTAAGATCAGCCTTCATGTCTATTTCTGCTACAGCCTTCTGCATTTCAAGACGCTTGCTTTTATTAAGCTTGGCTGTCTTCATTCTTAGAACGACATTGGCTTCCCTGAAAAGGAGATTGCAGAACCTTTCTGAAACGAAGGAACCTTTAACTCTAGAAAACCAGTCGTTATAGAATCTTTCTATTCTAGGATTAGGGTGAACTAATCTAACTCCTTGGCATGCAAAGTCGCCCATTAAATCAATTGAATTCCTTATAAGGCCTATTTGCCTATAAGATTTTCGAGCAAAGGAGATAATCTCTTTTGACTTAGTGGGGACTTTTTCGCTAGAACGGAAGTAGTCGTAATCACTTTTTTGTAATCCCGGACGACCACTCTGATATGTTGTTATGTTATCATACGAGGTTCTGCTAGCAGATGCAAACTCAGTTATAGAGCTTGTATAGTTGCTAAGGGCAGCAGACCTTCCTTCTTCGTCTTCCCAAGATGCATAGGCTTCTCCATTCTGAAGAGCATATTCTAAATCTTTTTGCTTGCTGCGCGGATATTTCTTATCTACCATTATAAACCTCAATAAGTATTAGCTGGATAACAATGCCTATTGTATTCTACACCAATACTAATTATTTTTCTTTACTACGAAAAAACTGTCAGAGGACAGATTTTGCGCCCATTCTGGGCCTTTATACATAGATCCTCCCGCATTAGGGGCTTGCTGACCAACAACTAGTCCTACATGTTGGTATGTTGGTGCGGGGAGCTCTCTCTTAATTGTCCTAGCTATCATATTAGCTATGACTAAAGCACTATAGCGGTCCTTTCTCATTCTTCCTTTTTTACCAGAGCCTAACTTGACTTCTGGAGTATTCCATCTTTCTCTGCCAGCGGTTGTTATACTCATAACGATTGTAGATAGTTCATCCTTTAGCTCTTCTATCTCCATAGCAGCGTCCTCTAATGTATCATAGAGCTTAAGTGCGTCTGAGTTGCCGACCTTTTCTTTCATTTCCTTAAATAATATCTTATCTTTTTCTGAAGTTAGGCTAAGTGTTAGTGTATCGAATCTAGGAAATAACAATACCTTGTCTTCTAAATCTTTTCTCATGCCGTGATTTGCATTTGAAGTCCAAACAGAACTAGCAAAATTTACTAGCTCCAAGCAATGGTCTCCAGCTAAGTCGTCTGTGTCTTTCTTTTTCTTCTCTTCAATAATCGGGTATATAGGCCTCTCTCCGGGCTTTAGCTTATCTAAATCTCTAAGACCTTCTGCTATAGTGAATCCGCCTCCTTGAGAGTCTATGCCAAGCCTAACGCATGGAAAGAGCTTCATAAGGTTTCGTATCTTTCTAGCGCAGAATGAATAATAGTCATGAGAATCTGTCAACCCTACTTTCTTTCGGCCAGCAAAGTCTTTCTTATTGGTGGTCCATGTATAAACCACCCTCTGATGTTCTGGATGTAACTCTAGAACCACAACAGCGAAGTTGTCTTGCTCAGATGCAGGGTCAACTCCAATTACATACTTTTTATCTGGCTGACCTCTTGTAATTGCATCGAAAGGCTGGTCGCACCATTTAGGCCATGAGTCCTTTTCTACATTGCTATCATTGGCTACACAAGAATGTATAAGACTACGCCTAAAGAAGCCTTGGCTGTCTGCTGTGAAGCACGCGCCATATTCCATTTGATATATACCATTGTGCATTGTAGCTCTTGATCTTGCAACCTGTTGGTCATCCATGAAGCCTTCAGGTATAAGCTCATAAGGCATTCTTATGATTGAGAAGGATGTCCAATCGAGCCTTTTCATGTAATCAGGTATATCTTCTTCGTCTTCCTCATTCTCAGCAGCAACCTTTTTAAAATCTCCACGATTAAGTATTGTGGATTTATATTTCTTCCAATACTCTGCATATGGTTCAAAGTCATAGCCTGCTGTTCCAGCTATAATCGACTGGTTTGTTTTTCTATCTTTGTACGTTTCCTCAGATCTGTCAGACCAGACGCCCTCGCTTTGCATCTTCTTTCTTCTGGCAGCTTCTTTGACGTTCTGGGTAGGGTTGCTGGATACTGCAGCAAAACCAGCTACAACTGTTTCATAAATATGAGTAGGGATAGAATTGAATTCATCAGCAATAATTGTATGAGCACGCAAACCTCTAATCTTATTCCCGTCACCAAGTGGCACAGCCATAGCCCAGCTATCATTGACCTTCATTGTGCATCGGTCAACATCTCTTCTTGGTCCGCTGGCATCAGAACATATACTTTGTAAGATAGGAGCGTTTCTCCATATGGTATCCATATATTCGAAGATAACTTTAGATTGACGGAACGCAGCACCTACAATGACTATCTTTGTGCCGGGTATGAGAGTGCATTTCAAAATGCAGTATACCGCTAACAAGAACGATTTACCAAAACCACGAGATGCTATATACATCGGGAATGGTCTTCTCCACAGCTCTCTTAGTACACAGGTTTGAACCGGAAGAAGATCTATCCCCATTAGGGTCTTGACTGTCCAGTGGAAATAGTCTGGATCTCTCATCTTCTTCAAGATGTGCAGATGGAAGTCGCTTTTTTCTTGGTCTGTCAATCCTGACAGCGGTGTTTTTGCTTGCTTTAGGTCTTCATTAGTCAATCCGAGCCAAGCATTCTCATATGCGTTGACATCAATTGTAAAGTTCATATACTTTTCTCATTATATAAAATGCTGTTTCTTCTGCTCTGATCTTATCTCCACAAGCTATGACGTGAATGCCATGCTCAAGCCTAGCAGTTGAAATAACCCTATTCATGTACTTGCCCTTTATTCTTATCTGATTCCATTTACTCTGTGGGACAGAAGATCCTACAGGGTATCTTTCAATGTCTGCCCAACCAAATTCAAAAATCAGAAATGCAAAGGGAAATGTAGCCATCTTCTTAAGTTCCGCGTGAAATCTTTTTTCACTACAGTTTCCTGCGAACTCAGAGACGCTCTCCTTTCTTTCAATACACAGAACGTGCTCCATACCCTCTATTGCATAATCACCTATGTCTACCTTAGCAACAGTAGTTCCTGAACAGTAGGCATTTTCATCATACCACCATCCGTGACCCTTCTTCTCTCTTGTGTCTTTTATTATGTGGAACTTATTTTCTTTCGTCATCTTCTTTCTTCTTTTTTAATCTCTGTATTGCTTGATGTTCCAGTAGTTTATAGAAAAATGATTCGTAGACTTCTTCGTTGCCCTTTGTCGTGTCGTGGCACTTTTTACAAAGAGTTATTCCATTGCTAACATCATATCTCATAGATGGATGACTAGCCCATTTCTTGATATGGTGGACATGTAGATTTTTCTTAGAGTCGCATCCCGGATACATACACTTGTTGCCGTCTCTAGAACGAACCTGCTTACGAAAATTGGCATAAGCAGGATCATTATAGTTTCTAGAGCTAGGACGTGTATAGTTCTTTTTGTACCTTCTCTTTTTCGGCATCAATGTCGCTTTCTAGCATTCTATGTACAAGCTGTTCAAAGGAGACATTCCTTTCCCAGCCTAATATCGTTTCTGCTTTCGTCGGTTCTCCTTTTAAGAACTCAACTTCCGCCGGCCTATAAAACTCAGGATCAATCATAAAGAAGTTTGTAATCTCCTCTTTAGGAATGTTAATATATTCAAAAGCATGAACCATAAAGTCATACACGCTATATGTTTCGCCTGTTGCAATAACATAATCATCTGGCTTCTCCTGCTGTAACATCAGCCACATCGCATTTACATAATCTTCAGCATGTCCCCAGTCGCGAAACGCTTCTATATTCCCAAGCCGTAGTTTGGGATATGAAGACCTTCTCGAATGTATATAATCTTTGTCGAACTCAAAATGTTGTGACTCCGTATCGAGCCCTTGGGCTTCCGCCCAGCTTTTAAAACCTGCAACCCATTTTGTTATTTTTCTAGTTACGAATTTTTCGCCACGACGTTCGCTCTCATGGTTAAACAGGATGCCACACGACGCATGAAGGCCGTATCCATCTCTATAAATCCGCACCATATGGTGGGATGCAAGCTTCGCTGCTGCATATGGACTTTGAGGCTCAAATGCCGTGTTTTCATCTTGAAATTTTTCTTGAGGGTTTTTCTTATCATCGGTGCAGAACTTAGTATCATAGTTCTTACCAAACATCTCGCTCGTGCTAGCTTGATAGAATTTGGCATCAGGCTTAAAACGCCTAATAGCCTCTAGAAAGTTCACTACACCCACAGTGTTAGTCTCAATTGTGTAATGAGGCTGGTCGAATGAAGTTTTGACATGAGATTGTGCAGCAAGATTATAAACTTCATCAGGCTGATGCCTCTCTACTGCAGAATAAACAGAGCCGGTGTCTGCAATCTCAACTTCTTCAAGACTAAATCTAGGATTATCAATAATCCCTTGAATCCTCTCATGGTTCTCGGTACTCGTCCTCCTTTTAAGGCCGACAACATTATATCCCTTGTCTAGAAGCAGTTCTGCAAGATAAGAACCATCTTGTCCTGTAACTCCTGTTACAATCGCCCGCTTCCTATTTTTTTCGATAGACTCTGCCTTAGACTTGCATAGCTGCCTTCTTCTTGCCTTGCGATCCTCGTCCGTTTCTTCTCTTCCATCATAATCAAATTTAAAAATTGTCATTCAATGTTCTCCTCAACATCTATTGTATCTGCATTAATAAAAGGCTGGTCAACTGTCCCATCCTCAAATGTATGGTATTCTGATAGCTTCTCCAAGGCTTTGTCTGCTGCAAGCCGATTGACTTCCATGCTTTCCTCTTCACGCTTCCGAAACTCCTCATTGTCAAGTTGTCTTAACCAAGATGAGAAGTTTGTCTTTGCATCCTCTGATCTCCTTTTCCTCTGCTCTCTTGTCCCCTTAAGATCTTTCAAGAGACGCTCCTTTTTTGTAAGAAGTTTCTCATGTTCGTTAATATAGGCAGACTTGCTTGCCATTAATGCACCAAGTTGCGTCTGGAAACTGGCAATCGCCTGAGAGTCCTGCATATCACTAGGTTTGTCCATTTCATCATCAATGAGCTTGTTAAGTCTTTCGATATTAGCAACAACCTCTTGCCTGTCCTCCATTCCCCTATTGATTAAGATTTCCGTCCTAATAACCTCTAGAATCTGCATTTCTTCAGTATGAGTAACATCCTCTGAAAACTGCTTGAAATAATCAATCCATTGGTGCTCAAAGAAAATAAGCTCACCATCAGAGAACTGCTTACCCAGCTCCTTATAGTAATATCTATCACGCAGATGGGTCAACATATACTCATGGTCTGTTAAATCCCGCGCCTTGAGGTTTTCCTTATCAATGAACTTTTGTACAGGGCCCGTAGTCCTGTTAAGCTTTTCCGCTATCTCTTCGATACTAAGATCAAAACAGTTCTGACGAATATAGTCCATTTCGCCGGTAGAGAGTTTACCACGTTTCTTGGTCAATTCCATGCTCCTCTAGTGTCTTACCTATTTCTTCCAGCAAGCGATCCTTACGATTCTTACTGAGTTTTAGATTGTTAATAAATCTTATCCAGTCCTCGCGAAACCTTACATGTAATTCCTCGTCTAATAGATCCAGCACTTCCTTCGCAAATAAAGTACTCAAAGAGGGCATATCCTTGTCTTTTTGATCATATTCTACTGATACGCTATGCATTAGGTTTTTCTTGGCGTTATTCCTATCAAGCCATCCCTTATATAGGTTACATTCCTCTTGGTCTTCGAATGCTGTGCATTTCTTCTTAATAAAGAATTCACAAGTGTCACAAGGCTTCTCTAATCTAGAGTAGTTATTTCTTTTGAAATTATAAAGGCGATTCCTAACATGCGTCCATAAGAAGTTCTCTAATGGTCTCTTTCCATCATACTTCTCAAGGCCTTCCCATGCAAATAGTCTGGCTTGCTGCTTCATGTCATCTGGAGAGTGATACCCGAACTTAAACTTATAACATAGGCGATTTGCAATGCCATCAATTATATCAATGACTTCCTGCTCGCTATGGTTGTCCGGTATCTTCATCTACTACCTGAATTTCGTCAAGCTCTATCTCAAATTCTTGAAATGTTAGGGCGGCAAAAGCTCCATCCATAGAATCAATTGAAATATCTACTGCTACGACTCCTTCTATGAGCTCACCAGTGTCGGCGTTCTCTATCCTTGTTTTAGTATGATCACCATTATAAAAAATCTTAATCCTCACTGCTGCAACTACCACCTCCACAACATTTGTTCTTTGGGTTATCTAGTACTGATGAAATAGCAATCTCGGGCGTTTCTTCATCTAATTCCTTATCTACTTCCTCTTGCAGCTCCTCAGAAGCAGTAACTTTTAATTCACTTTCAACAAACTTTGGATCTTCCATAATATTTTTAAACCTCTTTCTTAAGTTGTGTCATATAATATTATATACACGAAAGACCACTTTTAGGACATAAAGACGGCAAAATGAATATAAAATGGACTGATAAAGAGCGCCAATTTATCGTAGACAATGCTGCCACCATGAAAGACAAAGATTTGGCAGAGAAAATAAGTGAAATGGCTGGTAGAACAGTCACTCTTGACGCTGTTCGTAAAGTACGGCAAAAATTAGGCATTAAAAAGAAAAGAGGGCGAGGAATCTGTGGAATCAGACAGTCACCAAAAGAAAACGATTGAGGAACGCATAAAAAGCGCTCAAAGATCATTAAGCCTCATGCAAAGATCTAAATTTGCTGACGATTATCAAATTCAAAAACAAAAGGACAAGATTCGCAAACTTCAGCAGTCTCTATCTGCACTCTAGGCAAACGACAACTTTTATTAGATAGCTGGGCAAAATTTTTTAATCAAAGGACCACTTTTATCAATTAGTTGTCCTAGAAATGTGTATACCACCACGACCATTTTCATATATATTTGTTCTACCTTACCCATTTTATAAAAACACCCCCTACAAAAGACCTACAACCCCGGCCAAACGGCCTTATTGAGACTGTGTCTCATTAACAAACAAGAAAATACTTAGATATATTTGTAAAATATATTTAATATCCTCTTGACTTCCTGACGATATATGTTATAGTTAAGTATAACAGTTAATCGAAAGGAAATAATATGTTAGATAAAATCTTAGATGCAATGGCTTACACACTAATGGCAATCATAGCTGTTTACGGTGTTTACTTTTATGGTTCAGAATTAATTAGAATTATTTCAGAATTTTGTTAAGGTAGCTATTGACAAATGCCGATAATTATAATATAGTTAAGGTATAAGAATTAAACGAAAGGGAAATAAAATGAGTTTACCAAATACAGAATCACCGACTTACATGCAAGACACAATGACCCGAATCTCATTAGCGCTAGGCTATGATGGCGAAAGCAATCAGCAGTGCTGGGATTGGATTTACGCAGTAAGCAACCGCTACGGCAATGATGGCCTAGATGAGAGAATGTACGCTTTCTTGACGTGTTACGACAATACGGGATACTTGGCTTGTAGTAAAAACTTCAGAAAAAACTGAAGATTGCTCTTGACAAATGCCGATGTTTATGGTATAATACAATCATGTTAAACGAAAGGAAAAACAACATGACTAA